ACTTTAAGATTACAGAAAACAGTGTATACGATATTGTAGAAACATTTAAAAATAAAAGTTATGATATCGATGAACGACTTTTAGAATATGCTAGACAAGTAAAGACAATTAAAGATCAACCTGAAAAATATATTCCAGGAGTATATAATTTTACACTAATGAATACAACAAAATCTTTACAAGAAAAAATAAAAGAACATTTAGGCGAACTTACAAAAGATAATATTCATTTATATAAAGATAGAAGTTTACTATATGGACTAGATCATTTTGATGACATCCATTCTTACGTCAATCAAACTTCAGTCCTTACACAAAGAATTATTAAAAGAATAGAACCATCGGTATTCATTTCAAAAAACGAATGGTCACTTGATGCAGTAGTTTCGTCATTGACTGAATTAAAAAGATTTCCATTATTAATTGTTATTCCAGAAGATAATCCTTTAGATTACATTTCGTATACATATCAGAGTATTAAAGGCTTTGTTGGTAAAAATAAAATTTGTACAATGTTTAGATTAGATAACAAGACTGATAAAGAATTTAACGACTATATTAAAGATAATAAACTTAATAATCCTCTTGCAAAAGACACAGAAGTAGTGTATATTAGTAGTAATAAAAAGTTTCCTAAACCACTTTTTGAATCAGATTGGCAAGCAGAGTCTGTATTACTATTACAAAGTGTAAGAAACCCTAAACTAGATCCTTTCTTTGATAGAGATTTAGTTATTCATTTTGACGAAGTAGAATCACAAATGGGGTCTTATAGGAATATGCACATGGCAGGACAAATACAAAAAATATGAAGACATGTAAACTAGTAATCGAAGATGAAGTAAACATCAAGATCGAAGGACTTGATGTAGACATAAGACGCAAGTTATCTAATGCTCTTAAGTTTGAAGTACCTTATGCTCGTTATATGCCACAGTATAAACTAGGACGATGGGATGGTAAGGTTGCCTTTTTTGGTCTTGGTGGCACAGGATATGTAAATCATCTAGACACAATCAGCAATGTACTTCATAAACAAGGTGTTGAAATAGTTGACATTGAAGATAAAAGACATCCTATACAATTAGATTTTACTCCTATTACAGAACGCTATTGGGCTGACCAAGGTGTACATTGGCCCAAAGGACATCCAGCAGAAGGTGAAGAAATTATTCTGCGTGACTATCAAGTTGAAGCAATCAACAACTTTATTTCTAACCCACAAAGTCTACAACAAATTGCTACAGGTGCAGGAAAAACAATTACAACTGCTACGTTATCACATCTAAGTGAACCGTATGGGCGTAGTATTGTAATTGTACCTAATAAATCCTTAGTAGAGCAAACAGAAGAAGACTATATTAATTGTGGGTTGGACGTAGGGGTGTACTTCGGCGACAGAAAGCAATTAGGTAAGACTCATACTATTTGCACTTGGCAAAGTCTTAATATACTTGACAAGAAGCATAAAGATGGCTCAGCAGTATTATCACTAGCAGAGTTCTTAGAAGATGTGAGCACTATTATTGTCGACGAGGTACACCAAGCGAAAGCAGAAGTTCTTAAGAACCTGCTGACACGCAACCTACGTAATGCACCTATTCGATGGGGACTTACTGGTACAGTGCCAAAAGAAAAGTTCGAATTTGAAGCCATACATGCGGCGTTAGGACCCGTTATAGGACAAATAAGTGCAAAAGAATTACAAGACAAAGGAGTACTATCTCAATGTCATGTGAATATTGTACAACTAATTGATACACAAGCACACAGCGGATACCAAGAAGAATTGAAATATCTTGTTACTAATCAAGCAAGAATAAAATATATAGGAAATTTATTAAACAACGTAAAACAATCAGGCAATACACTAATACTCGTAGATAGAATATCAGCAGGCGAAATGTTAGCAGAACTAATACCAGGCTCATCATTTGTAAAAGGCGATGTAAAATTAAAAGATAGAAAGGAAGCATACGATGAAATTAACGAAGGAACAAATCACGTGGTCATTGCTACGTATGGTGTCGCCGCTGTTGGCATTAATATCCCTCGCATATTTAATCTTGTACTCATTGAACCAGGCAAATCTTTTGTAAGAGTTATACAATCAATAGGCAGAGGCGTAAGAAAGGCAAAGGACAAAGACTTCGTACAGATATGGGATCTTACATCAACATGTAAGTATGCGAAGCGGCACCTTACCCAACGTAAAAAGTTTTATAAGGAAGCACAATACCCATTCACAATAGAAAAGGTGGATTGGAATTAATATATGAGAATATTAACATTAGATAATCAGACTTATCATTTGGATAAGGTACCTGATGAAATAGAGGAAGACATAAGGTTTAGTGTTTTGGATAATAGTGATCCAAAAAACCCAGACTTTTATTTTGTTCCTTTAATATTCCTAGAATCATTTAGTGCGCCTGCTATGGTGCTTGATATTGGTGGCAACGAAATTACAATGCCATTAGATTGGTGTATAGCAGTTGGCGACAGTGAATCTGGAAATGATTTGGAAGTATTACCATTGACTAGTTTAAACGATAGAGGATTCGAAGCATTTCTTTTTAATCCTCTAACAAGTTACACAACTATGTTTACTGAAGTTAAAATTGTAAATTTTTACAATGATGTAAAATGGTATTTTCCAAAAATGAAAAACGGACAACTATTGAGTGTACCAATTAAAGAAGGTACTGATTCTAAGTGTGCGTTTTTTGTAAAAGATATTAGTCGACAAAGTGAACTAATCGACTATGCGGCTTTGCTTTAAGGAGGTATAAATGAAAGCAGGTAAGATATGGGGTCAGACAGAACTGATCCATGCAAATGGTGTACTCGAGTTTCATCGCATTGAATTTAAAGCAGGATTCAAATGTAGTGAGCATGAACACCAATTTAAATGGAATGGATTTTATGTAGAGTCAGGAAAAATGCTTGTACGTGTTTGGCAAGATGATCAAGGACTTGTAGATGAAACTATTCTTAATGCAGGTGACTTTACACAAGTTAAACCTGGTAAAGTTCATCAGTTTGAAGGACTTGAAGATGGTGTAGCATTTGAACTATACTGGGCTGAGTTTAATCATAATGATATTGTGAGACGAACAAGTGGAACCTCAGTCAAGTAAGTTACACAAATGGATTACTGATTGGGTTAAGCAATTAGACAAAAATAAAAAATGTCCTTTTGCAAAACCAGCGTTTGACAAAAATAAAATGAAAGCAATAATGTTAAATAGCATTGACGCTTACCATTTCTGGCACAACGTTTCCCAAGAGGCAGAAAAATTTGATGATACTTATGATGTGGTTATTGTAGCAATGGACACAGATGAAACAATAATTACTCCCCAGCAAATGCAAGGAGGAGTTGATTGTGCAAATGCCAATTTCAATAGCAGAAATATTGATTTATGGTGCTTAAATTTGTATAATGATTTATACACAATGGCACTACTACAACGCTTATCTAAACTAGATGATGCCAGTTTACAATTCGAAAAGAAAGACTATTACAAAAATCAACATCCTTATATGTATAATAAGCATATAAAAACAAGAAGAAACATGAGAAACAGGTTGACAAAAACCTAAATACCTTATATAATATTAACAATATAGACATCCACGTCTAAAACTCGGAGAGAATAAAAATGGAACTAAAATACGAAGATGCAAACATTTCAGAACTTATTAAAGAAAGACTGGAAGAAGCCGGCATAAGATATTGGGCTAATGATAATATTAGTTCAGTACTTGAAGAGGGAGACAAAGAAAAACTAATTGAAGAAGCGATCCCTGCTTTTGAAAATGTGTTACAAAAATTATTGATAGATACTAAGACAGACCCTAACAGTCAAGATACTGCAAGACGAATGGCTAAGATGTATATTAATGAGATAATGAGTGGTCGTTATGACCCTATGCCTAACCCAAGTGCATTTCCTAACTATATCGAAAATGGTTATGAAGGTATGTTGGTTGTGCGTAGTGAACTTACAAGTTTGTGTTCACATCATCACCAGACAGTGAAAGGTGTAGCATACATTGGTATAATTGCAGGCCCTAAACTATTAGGACTTAGCAAGTATACGAGAATTGCACAGTGGTGTGCGATGAGAGGTACCTTACAAGAAGAACTTAATGTTATGATTGCAAATGAAATGCAAAAGCAAACAGGCAGTGAACATGTAGGAGTATACGTTCAAGCAACACACGGCTGTTGTGAGAACCGAGGCATTAAGGCACACAGTAGTTTAACACAGACTACTGTATTGCGTGGTGCTTTCAAAAATGATCCAGCAACTAAGAAAGAGTTTATCGATAATGTTAAACTACAACAATCATTTGCTTGCGGGAACTAAAAACTAAAAGGAGAACATATATGTTCAATAAACTACTAGAAGGTGTTGATAAAACACTCGTAAGAAATCTAGTTATTTTACACACATTAGTAATTGCTGTGTCAAATTATCTAGTAACCATTAGGTTTGATCTATTCCCAGGTGCAGAACTGCCCTTGTTTGGATCATTTCCTTTAGCGGCGGCGGCATTTACATTTCCGATCGTTGTCGTAGCAACTGACTTGACAGTTCGTCTTGTTGGTAAAGAAGCAGGAAGAGCAGTCGTAGCAATGGCTATCATTCCGGCTATTGTTGCATCGGTACTTGTGCTATTAGCACTAGGTGACCCACACGCATATAGAGTTGGGTTTGCAAGTGGTACTGCTTATGCAATTGGTACTATGCTTGATGTATATGTATTCCAAGCAATTAGAGAACGTTCATCTGCTTGGTGGGCGGCGCCAGCAATTTCAACTATTGCGGCAAACATTATTGATACGTACTCATTCTTTTATGTTGCGTTTGCAGGATCGTTAGATGCTGAAGGTAACCTATCATGGATTGGTGCAAACTGGCACGTTGTTGCACAAAATAATACACTTACAAAAATTGTAGTTGGATTAATTGTGTTCCTACCTGCTTATGGTTTATTACTATCATATCTGAAAAACAAGTTTGGTGTAGATGCATTGAAACTTACAGAAGAAGTAAAAAAGCCTAAGAAGTCTAAGAAAAAGGCATAAATGAGTTGGGTAAATTGATACCTAAAGAACCTTTGATATACGAGCGAGCCAACGGTGTTGTGTTCGCTCGTTATCGCGACAAACCAGAAATAGAAAGATGGATTATAGGCGGAGACCCAGGTGCAGTTGCCAGGGAACAGGGCGAATTACTAGATTATTCCGAGTGGAAACAAATGTGCGAAATAGCAGTTACTAATCATACATTAAGAAAATTAATGGACAAATTAGTTAACACCTACTATATGATAAAGGAGGAACAACAATGAAATATGTTATCGATATAGATGGAACAATTTGCAAAGAAGTTATTATACCAGACAGTGGTGGTAAAAAAGATTATGCTAATCATATTCCAATTCCAGAACGTATTGAAAAAATTAATAAACTTTACGATGCAGGTCACACTATAAAATATATGACTGCACGTGGATGTGTAAGTGGTATAGATTACTTCAACTTAACAAACAATCAACTAATCAAATGGGGAGCAAGGTTTCACGAACTAAGCGTCGGACAAAAAGAAAACTACGATGTTTGGATTGACGACAAGGCTTTTTGGAGTGAAAACTTTTTCCGTGAAACAGGAGAAACTTATGAGTAAATTTATTGCGGCAATGGATCACAGTGGAGGTTCAACAGGCGGAGTGCTTGAACGTTATGGGTGCGAGTACACTGAAGAAAATAAAATGGATTTTGTCCACGAAATGAGATTGCGTATGATTAATTCACCTGACTTTAATAGTAATAACATTTGGGCAACAATTTTATACAAAGACAGTGTTGAAAGAGGTGCAGTTGATGTATTAGAAGCAAAAGGTATTGAAGCAATACTAAAAGTAGATAGCGGATGTCATATGAATGGTTTATTAAAAGATTTTCCAGTAGACGAAATGATTGACTATGCTATTAGAAAAGGTTGTACAGGAACTAAGATGCGTAGTATTGTAAAGACACCTATGATTCTAAATGCAGTACTAGACCAACAATTTGAATTAGCAACTGTAATATATGCGGCAGGACTCATGCCAATTGTAGAGCCAGAGATACCAATCGAGCATGAAAATAAAATCATGCTAGAGGAAATGCTTGCTAGAGGAATACAAGATAGACTTGATAAATTTGACGGCAAGTGTATTCTAAAACTTACATTACCTGAAACACCTAACTTATATCTAAAACTATCGCAACATCCTAAAGTTTCTAAACTAGTAGGATTAAGTGGCGGATACAGTATAGTTGAAGCATGTAATAGACTTGTTTTGCAAGAAAATATGTCTGCAAGTTTTAGTCGTGCATTAAGTGAAGGATTGTTTGTAACACAATCTCAAGAAGAGTTTAATCAAAGGATTAGCGAAAACATAAAAGCAATTACGATAGCAAGCAAATGACAGAACTATTCCAACACGGAGATTTTATAAGCCACGCAGGATTACCTTTGAAATGGAAACTTGAGTGTGATGCAATTACAGACGATGGCTGGAAGTGTCTTGCAAAAATGATTATGGATTATCAAACAAAACCATTTTACGAAGCAGTAGGAATACCTCGTGGTGGATTGAAATTAGCAGAAGCACTTAATGAATATGCTTCAGGTGATCCTAGTGATTTTACTTTAATATGTGATGATGTATTTACTACTGGTACAAGTATGAAAGAATATATAGAAGAAAATTATCCAAATTGGTTAATGGGTATGGGATATAGATGGGTAGTATTTGCACGCCAACCTAGTACTCAATATCCTTATTTTACTAGAGCATTATTTACAATGCCTAAACTACCGGAGGTAAGATATGATTAGAATTATTGCTGGACCTTGTCAACACGAAACACTTGAACAAAGTTTAGAAACAGCAAAGCATTGTGCAAAAATTTGTAAGAAGAATAATATTGAATATATTTTCAAAGCAAGTTTTGACAAAGCAAATAGAAGTAGTATGCAAGGTGTAAGGGGAGTTGGTCTACAAACAACTATGGAAGACTTTCGTGCAATCAAAGAACAAGTAGATTGTAAAACTATTACTGATGTGCATAATCAAAACGAAATACTAAAAATTGCGGCATACTATAATGATGCAGTAGATGTATTACAGATACCTGCATTTTTATCAAGACAAACAGATCTCATAAAGGCGGCATGTAAGACTAATAAAATTGTAAATATCAAAAAGGGGCAGTTCCTTGCTCCTTGGGATGTCAAAGGTATTCTATCTAAGACAGAAGGTGCAAAAGAAGTTTGGATAACCGAAAGGGGAACTAGTTTTGGTTACAATAGTCTTGTTGTCGACTATACTGGTCTTATGTATATGCTCGGGAACGTTGATGCTGATATCGTTTTTGATGTTACGCACTCTGTCCAAAAACCCGGAGGACTTGGGACTAGTTCAGGCGGTAATCGTGATTATGTGCCTGGGTTGGCTCGTAGTGGGTCTGCTCTTGGGATCAAGTCCTTTTTCATCGAAGTACACCCTGTGCCTGATCAGTCACCAAGTGACGGGCCGAATATGCTTCGACTAGATGATTTTGAGGAGGTAGTTAATGACATCGTCCGCTATTCTTATACCGGCTAGATACGAAAGCACACGTTTTCCTGGAAAGCCTTTAGCACTATTAGATGGTGTGTCAATGATTAGACGAGTATATAGAACCTGTGTAGATAGTGGTTACGACACATATGTATTAACAGATGATCAACGTATATACAATGAAATAGGTCCTCATTGTTTTATAGACGACGAAGAATATGATAACGGCACTGAAAGATGTGGAGGTGCTGTCAACAAATGGGAAGTACTAGACAAGTATGATCAATTTATTAATGTGCAAGGCGATATGCCAGATGTTACAAAACAAATGATTGAACGTTGTGTTGAATGGTTAAAACATTATCCTATTAGCACAGTTTATACAGACATGCCAAAAGAATTACAAGATGAACCTAATTCTGTTAAATTAATACGAGCAGGAGATCAATGCTTATGGTTTGGTAGAGGAATGACTGGATATGGTGATTGGCATTTAGGAGTATATGGATACAAACGTAATCCTTTGGAATTTTATCATACATATGATATTGAACAAGAAGAACAAGTTGAAAAATTAGAACAATTGAGATGGCTAAAAAATGGTTGGCAAATTGGATGTTCGAGTGTACAATTTAAAGGTACAGAAATTAATTCACCAGAGGACATAGATATATGGCACAAGCAAAACTTCCAATAAAAGATATACTAGCCGCTATAGATATGAACGGTAAAAGTGTATGGGATGAACTAAGTGATGATGAACGTAAGCAAGTGTCATTTTGGCTTCTAAATCGTTATATAAGCGCCGTACAAGGGTCTACAGACGATCAAGCGTTAGCAGTGTTCAAAACTAATGAATACTATAATAAGAACTATATGGTAGCGTCAAAGCATTTAAAACTTATGTGGCAACTACTTTGCATATCAGGTAACACACAAAAAATTCAATATCATCCTTGGATTGGATTTAAGAAAAAACCTACTAATAGCACAGCAGGCGCAATTAAATTATTCCAAGAATTATATCCAAACATGAAACAGTATGAAGTTGAAATGCTTGCAGGTATGCATACTAAAAAAGAATTAAAACAAATTGCAGAAGATCATAACATACAAGGTATAAAATTGTGAGTACACTTTACGCTGTAGGTTGTTCGCACACACGTTATTGTTGGCCTACCTATGCAGACATACTAGGTCAAGAATATGATAAGTTTGAAAACTGGGGACAGTCAGGCTTTGGTAACCTTGCTATTATGCACAGGGCATTAGAGATTGCAGAGCAAGCAGGACCAGATGATAAGATAATTGTACAGTGGACTTACCCAACTAGATTTGACTTTCATCGCAAAGGTGATGGTTGGTATCAAGGCGGTAATCTACAACACAACTTTGATCAAGTACAACAAACTATTAATAGATATTGCTATGATCCAGATAGTTACCAGTGGCATACTGAAACATACGTAAAACTTACGAAACAATATCTTGATATAAACGTTGGAGACTTCCACATGTTAGGTGCAGACTTTGATGTAACTGAAGTAGTTGAATTTCCTGATAGCAAAGAAGCACTACCGCCATTATGGATTATGCATGATCTTGATATACCTCATAGGAAGTTTTTAAATGTACGACCAAGTAGAAATGCTATTCCTCGTAAAGAACAGGATGATCATTGGACTCCTAGGCATCATTTAAAATATTTGGAACATGCGGGGTTTACAATTACAGATAAGATGTTACAATATGTTAATGAAGCAGAAAGTATATTAGATGAGATTACAGATTGGAAATGGATTAACCACACAATGGTTGAAAAAGGCTACACTGAAGGCGGCGACTATGGCAGATTCTAAACCATATGTGTGCAAGTATTGTGGCACAGGGTTTACAAGAGAAAAAACTCTTGCTGTACATATGTGTGAAAAGAAACGTAGACATTTACAAAAAGATGAGAAGCGTGTGCAATTAGGGTTATATGCATTTCAAAGATTCTATGAAAAATCTATGTCAAGTAAAAAGACAAAGACCTATACAGAATTTTGTGACAGTCAATACTATAATGCATTTGTAAAATTTGGAAGTTTTATAAGTAATGTCAAACCTTTGTATCCTGAAAAGTATATAGACTATGTAGTAACAAGCGGTGTAAAATTAGATCACTGGTGTAAAGAAGAAATGTATGAGAAGTATGCTGTTGATCTTATTAGGAGAGAAGGAGTTGAAACTGCACTAGAGCGTAGTGTAATGACTATGATGGAATGGGCAGACGAACACGAAAATGCAACATGGAATCATTATTTCTTTTATGTATCTTTGAATAGAGCAGTGTGGCATTTAAAAGATGGAAAGATTAGTCCTTGGCTTGTACTTAATTGCAAGTCAGGAAAAGAAATGTTAGGAAAATTTAATAACGAACAATTAGAGATGATCTATCATGTGATGGATCCACAACATTGGGCAATGCGTTTTAACCGTAACCCTAAAGACGTCGAACTTGTTAAGGACGTAGTAAAGGAAAGCAATTTATGAATTTAATATATTATCCAAATTCTTTTTTAGAGAAACAGGTGAAAGCATTTGATATTGAAAACCCTCCTGTTGATCCAAAAGAATTGAAAGCCAACATGGTAGAGATAATGTTAAATAATAATGGAATTGGATTAGCGGCAAACCAAGTAGAGTTTGACGGACAAGTATTTGTAATGGGCGATAAAGAAGATAATGCCACAATTTGTATTAACCCGCAGATACTACAACACACAGAAGAAACAGTACAAGACATAGAAGGTTGCCTAAGTTTTCCGGGTATCTATGTAAATGTAACTCGACCTAAAGAAATACTTGCTGAATGGTATGATGAAAACTTAGAAAAACAAACTGTTAAGGTAGGCGGATATTCAGCAAAATGTTTTTTACATGAGTGGGATCATTTACAAGGTGTTACATTCAAAGACAGGGTGAGCAAATTAAAATGGAATATGGCATTAAAAAAAGCAAGAAAGAAACGTAAAAATGTTTAGATGGGCAAATCCAACAGGACAAATGCAAGGTACATTTTTAGAATGGACTGATAAGCATACAGAGTCTTTCCAATCACTATTGACAGAAGTAGGTCAAGTATGTATACTAATAGAAACAAAGATAGACGAATTTAACCCTTATGGGTTTGAAAAGATTAGTGCAAGCATAATTACTGCATTAGGAAAATTAAACTATGTAGAAGGACAACAATATATTATTATGCAAGTACCAAACATAACGAAAGCGATAAATGACTGAAGATAAAGACAAAAAAGATTATACGACTCCGTCACCGCAAGAATTGCAAAGACAACTTGATGAGCGTATGGCTAAGTTTTTAGCAAACGGTGGCAAGATAGAAAAAGTAGAACCTATGAAACCTACTA